CCGCGGATAATCACTCCCTCATCGGTGATCTCCAGCGCGCCGTAGCCGACCGGTTCCTCGACCAGAATAACCCCGCTCGCCGTTTTGATGGGTTGTGTGTGGTTCAACCAGATCGGCGTTTCGCGCAGCCGCCCGAAGTCCGTCTCGACCGAGAAGAACTCGTTTTCGAGATCGGTCGCGTCGGGGTTGCCGAACACCACCAGCAATCCCTCAACGTCGCCGCTCTCGACTGCTTTCAGCGCCGCGCCGGGCGCGGTCTGCCACTCCGTCATTTCACCTCCCCCTCTCCTTCAACACCGCAATTGCTTCCTTCTTCGCCGCTTCCGCCGCGTCCCTCAGCGACGCCCAGCGCCCGCGATGCACCCGCGCTTGCGGCATTCCGTAGACGTACCGCGCGTAGGACGCGGTGTTCTCGACGATCCGCGACGTTTTCGACAGTTTCTTGATCCGCAACTTCTGCCGTAGATTGCCCGTCCTTCGATACCGCGATCCGGCGGGCGGGGGCGGATAGACCTGCATCACACTGTGCGCCGCCGCAGCGCCCGCGTCGAGCGCGGCTTCGATCCGCGCCGCACGCGGCAGCAGTTTGCGCAGCGCGTTGTCGAGATCGACAGAGACGCTAACCCGCATCGACCCGCTCCAGTCGCACCCCGCACCGACAGCGCGGGTGTGCGGGCGGACCGGAACGCCCGCCCCACTCGTCTTCGCGCTTGCCGTGCAACGCGCCGCAGATCGGACACACCCGCTCATCGTTTGCGGTCTCCCAGATCATCACGTACTCCAGATTATGCTCTGCGCGCATCCCGTCACGATACGCCCGCACGCCCGCCGTCGCCGCTTCGGTTGCAGCGGTAATCGCGACGGTCTCGGCGCGCTTTGCCCCGACGACCGGTTCTATCATCTGGATGAGTTCGGCGCGATCCGCCCCCGGCATCCGCCGCCAAGCAGCAACCGCGCGGGCGATGTAGTCGCGCGTGTACGGATAGAGCAACTCCTCAACTTGCCGCCGCGTCGCTTCCTCAGCCCAATCCGCCAGCAGTGAGTCAACGTTGACCGCGACGCCGATCTCGGTACGCATCTCGTCTGCGAACAGACGTGCAATTGTCTCGATGTTGCGGCGCATTGCGGGGTACAGCGTCTCGCTGAACATCTGCGCCGTAATCTCGTCTGCGCCGTCAAGCACGACCCCGCGCAACTGCTGAAACGCGCGCTTGAGGTCGCGGTACAGTTGCACCTCGTGCGGCATCAGTTCCGGTTCGGCTTCGTCTTTCTTCAGCGATTTCGCTTCAACGTCCGCCGGCTCCTCACTTACCGCGCCGTTGACGCCCGCCAGCCGCAGCGCCGTTCTCACATCGAGACCGGCAGCAACCGCCTCGCGCGCAATCGCCAACCGGTTGCGCAGCCGCAGCAGTTCTTGGTCTGCCGCGTCCTCAACGAACTGCGGGAGGTCAAGCCGCGCCCGCGCTTCGTTCAGTGTGAGCACCGGCTGCCCGGTGAGGCGCTGGATCGCTTCCGCCTTCTCCAACTCCTCATTCTGCACTGCGTCGATCCGCGCCTCGTTACAACGCAGCGTCTGGTTGTACGCGGCGAAATGCGGTTGCAGCATCGCCGCGACCTCGCGCGCGCGGGCGAGGATCGTCAGAAGAATAAACGTCTGATAGTCGCGCCGCGCGGTCGCGTAGTTGCTGGCGTTCGAGAATACCAACGACATTGGAACTTGAAACGCAGTAACCATCACTTCCGCTGCGCGCTGGAGCAGTTCCGGCTGCACCGCGTCGGACAGCGTATCGCCCAGCGTCACCGTTTTGATCTCGCTCGACAGCGCGAGATGCCGGAATGCGTTGCGGATGCCGCTGACGAGTTGGCGCAGCCACTGCTCGAACCGCGACCGCTCCGCGTCGGTGGGGCGCTGGGCGAACATCCAGACGGTGGGGCGCACCGCGCCGCGTTCGAAATAGGCGGTTTGATACCGCTCCGCCGCCAGCAGTGCGCGGGCTTGCGTGAGCGCGGTCGTCACCAACCCGACGCCGGGTTCAACCTCGCTTCTTACGGACGGTTCCCAGATGTGCAGCAGTTCGGTTTCCGGCTCTAACCGGATTTCGGTGTTGTTCACGCGGCGGGTGAACTCGACCAGCCCGCGCTTCGCGTCGGTGACCGGAGTGATGGTACGCGGGTGCAACCGACGCAAACCGAGCGGCGCTGCGGGATCGCGCAGGAGATACGCCGCGCCGTAGAGACACAAATCAATCTCAATCCCGCGAATGAGCGCCGCCAACCTCTCTGCGTCAAACGCCACCAGCGACCCGCGCCGGGTGGTGATCTCCCACGGCAGCGACGCAAGCGCGTTGGCGCGCAGCGTCACCGCCGTCCGCACCACCGCAACGCGCTCATACGCCGTCTCGACATCAACCGCGTCGCCGTCGCCGAATACGCCCGTCCAGGCGGACGGAAGGAAATCCTCGACGTTGAGCGCCTTGATCTCGTAGCGCTCAGACGGCGACAGTACGAGTTGTGCGGCGGGCTTATACATCAAACAGCACCTCTGCGCTCTGCGACGCGCCCCACACCGCCAGCGCGAGCGCGATTACCCCGTCGTCGTGAAGTCCTTCGGGCGCGCTGTAGCGGGCGCGACCGGACGCGGAAATATCGACGCTGTACATCTCCAGTTCGTTGAGCAGCCACTCCAGCGCGGGCAGCACAATCGTTCGCTGCTCCAGCGCCAGCGCGAGCGTGTCGATCAGCAGCGGTTTCGTTGAGATTGTGGTTGTAAACGCCTGCACCGGCAGCCCGGCGCGTCGGAGTTCTTCGATGTTCGGCGCGCCGATGCTGTTGGCTTCCGCAATCACCGCGCCGCCGCCGTTGCGCTGCCAGAACGTAACCAACGCGCGGCGCTGGGTTGCGAAATCCACATCAACCAGACGCTCCACATCAACGACGCACCGCGTCTGCGGGTCGAGCGCCGCGAATACCGTTGCGTCCTCGTAGCGTCCCCAGTCCACCCCGATCACCGCAGCCTCGTTGCTGCGGACGATCTCGCCGACGCAACTGCGGACGTTGCGGAACACCGCGCCGCCGTCGTCGAGGAACTCGGCGTCTAATTCTTGACGCGCGGCGCGCTCGGTCATTGCAGATCGCAGCAGCGCAATATCTGCCGGATCGAGACGCGGGTTGTCACTCGTTGAACGCCGAACCGTCGCCCAGCGCGGGTCTTCCAAAGCAGACTGGTGGATACGCCAGAAATCCCCTCGCCCTTTCGGCGTCCCGGCGAGGATCGCGCGCCCGCGCCGGTCGAGCAGCGCGGGGATAAGGTTCTCGCGCCAGATTGTTTCGAGGTTGCGCACCAGTCCCGCCTCGTCCACTACAATCAGATCGTACCCGCGTGACCGTCCGGCGTTCTCGTTGTCCAACGACCAGAACTCAACGCGCCCGCCGGTGGTTGTGTCGATTCGCCGCTCTGCTTTGTGTTCATCAGCAACCGGCGCGCGGAGCACGCGCCGCACTTGTTCCCAGACCGGCAGCATCAACTTATACGTTGGAGCGAAATACCCGACCGTCTGCCTCCGCACCAGCGCCGCCTCAACGAGCATCCTAGCCAGCAGATGTGATTTCCCCCACCGCCGCCCCGCGCGCAGATGCACAAACCGAGCGCCTCTGGTCTGCTCCGCGACGGCGCGCTGATCGGCGTGCAATTGCGGCAATCGCACCTCATACCGTTTTGACGAACGCCGCTTCATCGACGATCACCAGTACGTCCCGTTCGGCGTTCGGTTGCTCATCGAACTGCGACAGAAACAGCCGCGCGGCGGCAACGCGCGCGCCGGCGGGGTCGCTCTCGTTGAGAACGATCATCAGCAGCGCGCGCAACACCGCAGCGCGGGCTTCGTCTGTCAGCAGTTCGTCTACTGTCATTTGTACTTGTAGTACTTCCGAGCGATAGCCTCAGCCTCAGTCTCATTCAGCGGGATGTAATACGAGACGACGTAGCCGAAGATGACCGCCAGCGCCGATTGCACCTCGGCGGGCAGATCGATCCCGGCGAACTCGCGCAGCGCCCAGGCGAGGATAACGACGGTCGCAGCGGCGAGTGCGCCGTAGGTGATTTTGTCCAGCGGTTGCGAAAAGGGAAGGTTCATCTCCTCCTACTCCTCTCTCTCTCTCTGCGGGGCGTTATTCACCCCTCCATTCTCATTATACCGGAAACGCGCCGCATTTTCGTACGCCAGATCGCGGCGGCGCGCGGGTGTCACAACACCGTATAGAAATAAAAGAGAAGCGCGTGTTGTGACACTGCTGATGGAATAACAGCGGTCGCGGGGGAGTACTCCATTCGGGTGAGGCGACGATCGGGACTGTCACAACACTGCGTATAAATAAAAGAAGATCGAGTGTTGTGACACTGCTGAACAAACAGAAACCCCGCCGACGCCGGCGGGGTGTGGGAACGGCGGAGCGGAACTACTCGTTTCCCAGCGCGTACTCTATCAACCACCCACGCCAGCCTGCTCGCGCTTCATCGAGCGAGTTGTACACTTCGTAGTAGTAGTAGGTGCGCGGGTCAGGCGTCGCGTCTGGGTAGGGATCAACTTCCCACTCGATCTCCTGAATGTAGATAGACCCATCCTTAGCCTCGAAGACGATAGCAACCCCGCCGTTTGTTGTATAGTCATTCCACGCCCGCCCGTTGTCCCAAGTGTAGGGACGACCAAGCGGACGCGCCTTGATGCGCACCCGCTCGTAGTCTGCAACCCCGTCCTTCGGGACGGGTCCGTTGATGATCGTAACGTCTTGATACATCTTTATCTCCTTTGGCTACTCGCCACGCCGCTCGTCCTCGTGGCGCAGCGCCTCGACCAGCCGACGCGCATCCTCGACGAACGCGCGCCAACCGACCGGCTGTCCGCGGTACTCGACCGCGTAGTCGCGGGTTTCGCGGTCGAAGATGATTTTGAAATCATCACCGGAGTCTATAACGATTTCGCGCGCTGGGCGCGGTGCGGGGGTTGAACGTCGCTTGGGCATCAAGATACTCCTTTCTGATGATCGACTACGCGCTCATTATACCACGCGCGCGTCGGGTTGTCAAGCCGCAAAATCGCGGGAAAATCTCGAAAATTGGGTATTGACAAACGGCGCGGGGTGTGGTATAGTATAACTGTAATCGATAAGCGCTTAGCACTATAAGGAGACACACAAAATGCTGCAGACGTACAAAATCTGGGAAGGCGAGCGAACGTTTCTGCCTGGTGACGACACCAACAAGTACAAAGTCTTCGAGATCACAGGAGAGGAACTTGGGTGGTTTGAGGACGTAATTGACGGAAAGACCTACTACGTTTATCAGACATCCGAGGGTGAGGTCGTGATCAATATTGTGGAACAGAGCTACGGTATCGGTGAACCTAGCCGCGCCGTGATCTTCCGCTTCCTCAGCCTAGAGGAAGCGGCGCAGAGCGAGCAGCGATACGCTCTTGAGGAACTGCGGCTTATCTAACGAACCAACCAACCACAAACCCCGCGCCTCACAAGCGCGGGGTTTTCTTTTCCCCGCCGTCGCCAAGCCCGCGCACTGTTGTCACAACACATCATCTTCTTTTATTTATACAGCGTGTTGTGACAGAAAGACAAACAGAAACCGCCGGACGCGCGTCCGGCGGTTCTGGCGTTCGTGTCTGGTACTAGTTGTGTTTGACGAACGGGGTGACGGCGAAGGTGTGACCATACCCGTCCTCGAACGCCAGCCAGCCCCTGGCATTCCGGCGGACGCTCAGACGCGCCCGCGCGCCGAACAGCCGCAACCCGCGCCGCAACTGGGCGACGCTGTACCACTGCGCGTCGTTGTCGGTCTTCGGACGGAAGAGTTCGCCGCCGTTGCGCGGGTTGTCTATCAACGCGACGTAATCCCGCGCGCTCATCTCCTTCAGCGCCTTCAAGTTCGGGTTCTCAACGATCTGCTGCCAATCCCGGCTCTCGTCTGTCAGCGCCGCGAGCATCCGCGCTATAGGGACGCGCGGGCAGTAGAATTCGGGCAACTTCACCTCGCAGTACTCGCCCGCGACTTCCCCAACGTTCTCCTCGTACCGCGTGCTCCGCGCGGTTGCGGTCACGCGGTTCCCAACAACCGCGATGCTGCCGATCCACGTGCCTTCAGCAAGTGCCTCCAGCACCTTCGCGGCTTTCGGCGAGATAGCGCCTTCGCCGCGAAGAAAAACTACGTCAAACTTCTTGGCTACCAACATCACCCCGTCGGTTGCCGCCGCTACGCCGTCGGCGACGTGAACACCGACGAACGGTGTCGCCTGAATGTCGATGGCGGTGCGCAGAAAGTGAGCAAGTTCGCTGCTAGGCATAGTCATTTCCTTTCTGTGTCGGTCAAAAACCCGCGCGCCGCAACGTCACCCCGCACCGCTACCTCGCCAGCGCCCACACACAGCGGGCGAGCGCTTCGGAAAGCGTCGCCGCGTCTGTCTCGTACTGCGCCAGCGTGCCGAGCGCGCCGTTCCAGTACGCGACCTCGACGCGCCAACCTTCCGCGCGTCGTTCGATCTCGACGCAGACGACGCGCGGCAGCGCGAACAGCGTATCGAGCGGCGTAAACGCTGCGGCGTTGATGTCGAGTGCGAAAACGTCGAAGGCGTCGCTTGGGCGGGCGACGGTGAT